GGCCGGCCTATCGGGTCTGCCGGACCTGCCGCGGCCTGGCCGAGGAATGACCCGCTCTCTCCTGCTGGATGTCACCATCCCGATCGCGCCTGTCCCCAAAGCCCGGCCCCGGGTGACTCGACATGGAACCCACACTCCAGATCGAACACGCAATTTTGAGTCATTGGCGGGCTGGTATCTCCGCGCTGCAATGGGGACAGCTGGACTGGCCAGAGTTGATCGGCCCCGGCTCCTCCAGCTGGAGGCCGTGTTCATCCTGGCCAGGCCTCAACGGCTCCCCAAGAACGGCCACCGTTGCTGGCATGGTGTCCGGCCTGACCTGGACAACCTCCTCAAGGCCCTCAAGGATGCGATGGATAAAGTTGTGATGGAGGATGACTCACAGATCGTGAGCCTCACCGCTGAGAAGTGGTACGCCTCATCCGAGGAAAATCCTTCGATCATTGTCCGGCTATCGGAGTGGTGCCGTGTTTCAATTTGATCCCTCCTGGCCTTCCCTCCTGGCCATTCTGTACGCCGGTATCTCCGCCGGCTCCCTGGCCGTGGCTGTGTCCTCCCGGGCTCGGCCTCGGCCTCTTTTCTCCCGGCCGCTCCTCGAGGAGCTCCCGGCCAATGTGATTGTGTTCCCGTTGGCCAGGGCTCTCCTCGGCCGAACGGCTCCCCGAGGGGATGGCGGTCGTTAGGGGTGTGTAGAAAAATAGGGTGATATTTATTGACAGGTACATTGATATCACCCTATAAATAGAGTGTGGGAAGCAAAACACCCCACGGAACAGGAGCCCCCAATGACCAATACCAAAACGATGGCTATCGTCTTTCATCCCAATCGTGACGGGTTCTCAGGTCACTACCTGATGGATACCAACGATGATCGCTACACAGGCAACGGCCTCGGATACATCCACATCGCCTTCGCTACCAACCTGAAGAAACGAACACGCGCTCCGAATGGATGCTCTGTTCGTCTGTGGGCTGGCGATAATGGATGTACCTACATGGTTTTCAGTGATGGAAGCGTGAATCAGGCTGCTTAGTCGGTATGGCTCAGGAAGGGCGGAGACTCCCCCGCCCTTGTTGCGCCATTCCGGCGACTACAGGAGCCCCCAATGACCGCCACCATCCTCGATCTTACCGTCCTCTCCGACGACACCGACGATAGAGTGTTCTCCCTGACCTCCGACTGGACCGATGAATGTGGCCTGAACTGGCCGGAGGATGCCGAGGTCAAGGCGCGCCTTGAGGCCGAGCTCGGTCGCCAGATCGATCGAATCGAATTCGTGGACAGTGGAGATCATCCCCAGTTCTCCGAGGGGATCTACCGGTGGACTGAGACAACGATCGCAGCCGAGATCTCCGACCGATTCGATGACGATGGCCAGACCTTCGAGGATGATGATGGAATCGAGTTCCTCACCGTCTGCGACGATGCTGCGATCGAGAAATACACCAAGGATGGCTGCATCATCTTCAAGTTCAGCGACGGCTCCTACATCGCTGTGACGGACAACTACTGGGACATCATCCAGATCGAAGACGGCGAGTTCATCGACAGCAACAGCGAGATGTTCGCCGTGTGTGACCTGGACGGCTCCCCCCTTGGTTGGACCTGGCGTATCCCCGGACTGTAGATCGGGCTGGCTCAGGAAGGGCGGGACACCCCGCCTTTGTTGCGCCATTCCGGCGACTACAGGAGGCCAAGATGGCCGGTAGAAAACCGCTCCCCCCCCAGGAGCGCCGCACCATTCGGCAGTACGTCATGTTCTCAGCGGACGGCAAACAGCGGATCATCGATGCAGCCCGGGCCGCTGGTTTCAACACAGTGAGCCTGTGGGCCTGGACAGTGCTGAGAGATGAGGCGGAGCGGGTTCTGGCCGAGGCTACCAAGTGACACATCCGCGCCTGGCCGGCCTCCTCGAGGCCGTCGCTCCCCTCACCCTCCACCGGTCTATCGACCAGCACATCCTGACGTGTCTGGTGGCCACCCTCGATCGGATCTGTCGGCAGAACCCTGAGATCACAGCATACGAGCTGACCTCTCCCTACAGCGATCACCGCTCTCCCTCGATGCTCTCCCGGTGGATCACCGAGCACATCAACGCCACCGAGGACGAGGGCCTGCTGGACTACCGAGAGCTCCGATACCGGGCCGTCGCGTTCTGTCACCTACAGGCGGGATTCCCCGATAGCATTGTGGCCATTGCCGATCGAGTCTGGATGTTCTCCCATGGACTCCACCCGCACAGGCCGATTCCCCTCACTCCCTGGTAGGTGCTCATGAAGTGGAACGACCACATCAACGCATTCACCATCGCTGGCCTGCTCCGCGAGCTCGGCCGCGAGACTCGGAGAAACCGGCTCTGGCCATGCCCGGCCTGTGGTGAGGAGGCCCGATCATCCTCCAGCCGAGACAAAGGGCCGATCGGGTTCGGTCGGTATGGCTGGCGTTGTCATCGATGCGGTGTTGGAGGCGGGAGACTACAGCTGGCCTCCTGGCTGCTCCTCGGCCGTGAGTATGAACGTGTCGCTCTCCGAGAGGCATGGCGAGCACGGGTGGGAGAACTCGGCCACCGAGTCTACATTCCCCCGGCTCCAGCTCGGGTGATATCGGCCCGGCCTCCGATCGATGAGGTTCGACAGCTCTGGAACGACTGCGCTCCAGTCACAGATGATGATGAGGTGGCCATGTGGCTGTGTAGCCGCGGCCTCAGGCCGCATCAGGTAGCCCTCCACGACCTGGCCAGGGCTCTCCCCCCTCGGTATTGGTGTCCTCGATGGGCATCATTCCAGGGCCAGCGGTGGAACCTCTCGGGGCATCGTTTGATCGTTCGCGCCGTTGGCCCGGGTAGAGATGGCTGGGAATGGTCGCTCCGAGCGAGAAATATCCTGGCCGATGTTCCACCCGGCTCCAAGTCGGCATCGGTGGCCATGGGGCCCGGGAGCGCAAGCGGTCTGGTATACGCCGATGAAACCGCTCGGCAGATGCTCAATGGCTCCCGTTCTGATGTCCAGCTGGTCATCACCGAGGGTGAGCCGGACTGGCTGACATGGAGCACCCTCAACCCGAGAGGATGGGGAGTGCTGGGGATCTGGAGCGGCGCATGGGTTGAGCACCTGGCCGACTGCATTCCCCGAGGAGCGGTGATCGCCCTCCGCACTCACCAAGATCCAGCAGGGCAGAAATACGCGGCCAAGATCCGGCGATCACTTCAGGGCCGGACCACCCTCTATCAGCTGGAGGATGGGCTGGAGGCCGATGAGAACGATCGACTCCAGGCCAGGATGCTGTTGGAGCTCAACCCGCTCTCACGATGTTCATACCGGAGTCACTGATGAGGGATGAGGGTTTATTTATATAAGCCTATTGCACTTCTCTTATATAAGGCTAAAGTATGAGTGTGGGAAGCGAAACACCCCACCGGGAGCACAACATGACAACAGACGCCCTCAAACTCACCATCAACCTCACTGGAACCCCGCGATCCTGCTGGAATGCGCTGATCGACAGGCTTCCGACCCTTAGCAAGTCTCAGAAAAGCAACATCAAGCACGTAGCCGATAACGCTATCCGAAATGACGGATACGGCGACGACTACGAAATTAGCGAATTCACCGTGACGGTGCTCTTCGGATCTTCGTTCGAGGGTCGGATCCATCTGTACGAAAACCCGCCCGTGACGATCTACAGCGAAGTTCGGCTGAGCACCCCGGGAACCTACGGACACATGTGGCCGGTGCGCAGACGGCTGGTGATCGGCAAGCGCGGAGGTATGCGGTGCGTCAATGCTGCCCGGTTCACGGGAAAGGAAGACAATCTGAAGCGGGTATCCGCTGCTGACGTACGGGGATCTGAGGCCCTCTACTGCATCACTGAATCCTATTAGTAGGCGCTTGAATAATGGGACGCCCCACACTACCCACCAACCGCCAACGGCGACCTGTGCCGATCTCCCTCTCTGCTGATGAAAAGGCGGAGATCGATGAGCTGGCCCGCCTTCTCAAGACCAGCCGATCCGAAGCGGTGAGGTGGGCCGTTCGCGCATTGCTTGCGACGGCCCGACCCTGCTCCTGATATAAATAAAGAGGCGCCGGACTCCACAAAGAAACCGGCGCCTCAACAGATCACCAAATGAACAATAACCCATCGCAGCCCCATGTGTCATCCCACCCGGACAACGACTGTCCTGTGGTGCTCACTGGCCAGCTACAACGCGCCTGGCAATGGGCCGGCTCCAGCCTCCGGGATCTGGCCACCTCCATCGGTGCCAACCACCGTGAGGCAGCGGCGATCTGTGATCTGTTCTGGCGTCAGTCCCGAGAGGTCGGTGTGTTCCCCATGGCGGGGATCTACGGTGCGATGAGGTGGGGAGTGAGCCGTCGCACTGCAGACCGCCTCATCCTGTGGCTGGAGGAGCTCGGACACATCCACGTTGCCTATCGGGGAGATCGACACACCCCGAGGCGTATCCGAATGCACGTCGTACCACTCCGGCTCATCCCCCTCGAGGCCATCAAGCGAGCAAAGAGGGATATCGACCGTCGTTGGTCAGCTATCAAGGCCGGGCTCAAACGATGCGCACATAGAACAATAGGGCCTCCGATTGCCACGCCTATCCACTGTCCCATCGCACTGACGGACGATCCAGATCCCGCATGGCCAGGGCCATACACCTCCGATCCCCTGTCCAGTGGGGCGCGTATGGCCTCACCTCTCCCCCCTCCAACCTTCTCCACAACCTGTGAGTAAACCTATGGACAACCAACAATGACCGCGATCAAAGGCCGATATGGAACCGTCACCATTTCCGATGCCATGGGAGAGCTGACCATTTCAGGAGAAGCTCTCGATTTTACGATCTCACCCCTTGAATCCCCGCCCGATGCCTGGATCGCCAGCAAGGGTGAGATCGTCCAGAATCAGGGATGGCACGACACCACCGATAGAAAGACACGGCGCGGCTGTGATCGCGCCATTTTTAGATCCAAACCAAACTGGCGCATTGGTGCGGTCTGGTGGTGGAGAACAGGCGAGATCGTTGCTTACAGGGTGAAGACCGTAAGCGGCCAGCATCGGCGCGGCTACTTCTCTGACGGATCCGCACGATGGACACATGACCGTATCCGCCATGAGATCAGCATCCTTCTCGACTCCCTCACCACCCCGGCCAAACAATGACCGCCTTTCATCCATTCGCCGCAATCTTCCCCATGCTCTCCCGGCCGCGGCTTGAGGAGCTCGCGGAGGACATCTCATCGAACGGCCTGCTGCAGGACATCGTGCTCTACCAGGAGCAGATCATCGACGGCCGCAATCGATACATGGCCTGTGACCTGGCCCGGGTGGAGCCCCGATATGTCCGCCTGGAGGATCTCAGCCCGGAGGTCGATCCCCTCCAGTGGGTGATGAGCCTCAACCTGAAACGGCGCCACCTCACCACCTCTCAGCGGGCCATGGCTGCCGAGCGTTTCGAGGAGCTGTGGACGGCCAGAGCCCGAACCAGACAGCAGGAGGCCGCGAAAAAAACCAACGAATTACGCTGGGGAGAAAACGCCGATAATGCCGATGACCACGAGGAGCTATCGCTTAAGGTAAAAAAAACTTATGCGACAAAACCAGCGCCACAGTCCCGAGACATGGCCGGGGAGCAATTCAACGTATCCGGCTCCTCAGTCTATCAGGCTCGGGTGGTTCGGAGGGATGGCGTGGACGGCCTGGCCAATGCAGTGGAGCAGGGCCGATCGGCTGTGACCACCGCGGCCAGAATCGCGAGACTACCCCGGGCCGACCAGGAGCACATCACCCGAGCCATCGAGGCCGCTCCTACTGACAAGGAGGCCCGCTCGGTAGCACGCCAGCAGCTCCGGGCTCACACGGCTCCACCTCCCCCCCCTCCAGTCGATCCGGTGGTTCCCATCCGAGACAGGCCCGATCGGGGAGACATCTACCTGAACCGCAATCTGGCCGAGGCCCTGCTGGACATCCTCGATGCCATCGGGGCGATGATGAGCCCGGTGGAGGTGGAGGCCCGGGATCTGCTCCGGGCTACCCTCGACTGCAATCCGATACCGACGCCTGATAATTAGGGGGAGCCGATCCTGTTTGTGTGACATTGTATGACAGGAGATCCCCGATGCCAGAGGTCAAATCCACCCGGCTCCAGTTCCGAGCTCCGGCTATGCTCCTGGCCAAGCTGGAGCGTATCCGGGCCAGCAGGGGGGATTCTACCTACTCTCAGACCCTCCGGGCCATGATCACACTCTGGCCGGACTACCGGCGTTCTCCCGTCGTTGTGGAGTCTGAGGAGTGAGCGGTATCACTGTCACCCTGCTGTCCATATCCATTGTCCTGGCCATGGCCTGGGTGTTCCCGGTGATGCTCCTCGACCGCGCCTATCAGGCATACCTGGACGATGAGGAGGAGGAATGATCAGGATCAACCGAGACAGCGCCGGACAGATCGCCACCATCGAGATCATCGGGGATACGGTGCTTCGATATGACCGAAGATCCGGCGCTCTGTATGTCGCCGCAGAGGGCCAGACAGGAGAGACACTGAGCGGTGTCTACAGCAGCGAATTTGGCCTGTCCGCCTCCCTCGGCTCCCCACCTCAGCGCATGGACATGGAGGCCGAGCTGGACGATGAGCCGGACAACGTCCTCCAGCTGGTGAGCAGGGAGGAGCAGGGATGAGCCGTTCGCGCCTCGCCAGTCCTCCCTCCGGCCAGCTGGACGATACCCCGGCCCTGGTCGTCCAGTCTCAGCAGAGAGCAGCCATCCGGCTCCTGATCCGGGCCATCCATGAGGCCGCGGATACCGAGGCCATCACCGATACCCTCGGGCGGGATCTCCTCGACATGCTCCCCCCGGGATGGGTTGCCTGATGTTGGCTCACCTCCGCTGGAGCCCCATGCCCGGCGACGACCTCAGCCGGTTTGATGGCGGCGCCCTCTACCCGCTCGGCATTGGCCTCCTCATCGCGGAGGGCCTCCGCCAGATCGGCCTCGATGTACAGGTGATTAGATGTGAGCTCTCCACCGCGGCCATGATCTACCCCGAGCGGTTCAATCGATACCGGGAGAACTTCCCCCTCTCACTGTCTTCTGCAGCGCTGCAGAAAACTGTTCAATGAGCCATGCCCGACCACAGAGCCAGCGACGAGCTCCCCCTGCTCCTCGGCTACTGCCTGGCCTGCTGGCTGGTGACTCCCCCGGGTTGCGCGGCCTCCCTCACCCTGCTGGCCCTCTGGGGATGGCTGGACCCCATCATCCGGCCGTCGCTCTATGAGCCGGCTCCGCCGATACCTCCACAGCCCGAGCCTCTCCCGGGTGGAGGGCCTGGCCCTGATCCTGCTGGGGTGCTCCCTGGCCTATCTGATCTGTGGGTAGCCTCGGCCCTGCACCATCCCTCCCTCGACATTGAGCCCCACCAATGAACATCGTCCACCTCGATGCTCACCGAGAGCCAACCACCGAGCCGATCGCCACCATCACAATCACCATCAGCCGATCGCCATCAGGACAGCTCATCTCCGATACCGAGTACCGCCTCCATGAGGAGCTCCCCGATCCGGCTCAGCACATCTGCACCTGGCTGGCTCAGACCGCACAGGCCGCACTGGAGAGCCCGCCTGGATAGCCGTTGCAACGCCTGCAACAATGAGCCCCGCAACAATGCCATTGTTGCACCCTGTAGACAATCCGGTATGATGTCCCCACATGGCCCGCGCTCCGCATCCTCAGAAGGCCCTTGCCCTCGCTGCTATCCAAGCCGGGAACGATCCCAGAGCGACAGCAGATAGGCTCGATGTGTCCTGGCCAACCATGCGTGTATGGCTCTCCCGATGGCGTGCTCGGGGCCTCCTGCAACGCCCTGTTACACAGAAAGCAGCCGACACCAACGTGTTGCCGATGCGCCGGCCTGGGGGTAGAACCCACGACCCCGACGAGAAGCGCAAGAAACGAGAAGCGCATCGGGTAGAGATGGAGGAGAGGAGGAGCTCCCGGCGCGCCCGCGCGATCGGCCCTGTTGACCGGCCTGCACTCCGGCGAATCACCCGGCGCATCGTGGCCATGCTTGACACCGGCCTCCAGTGTCCGATCTGTGAGCCGGAGAACGCTGAGCCCCTGACGGCCAGCCAGTTCGGCACCTACACCAAGGCATACACCCAGCACCTCGATACCATCGGCAAGTCGCTGGAGCTGGAGGATCGGCTCTCCGATGCCGAGGGGACCGCGGAGATCGACTACACCTCGCCCGAGGGGAGGGCCGCCATTGCACAGGCCATCACCGACCTCGGCCCGCGCCTGCTCTCCGAGGCGCTCCAGACCAACCGGAGCGCCCTCCGGGTGGCTGAGGCGGCTGTCAACGATGCTGTGAGGAAACAAGCATGAAATACAGAAAGAAGCCCATCGAGATCGAGGCGATGCAGTTCGACGGCTCAGAGGAGAGCGCCGATCAGATCATCGCATGGGTTCACCACAACGGCGGATCGCTGGCGAAAGTCAAGACCTCCATGGGAACCTTTTGCGACAAGATCAGCGGGCTGGCTGGTGCTGATGACAATCTGTATGTAGTTACCGCCACAGGTTGGGTACTCCGGGGCATAGAAGGCGAGTTTTACCCATGCCAAGACAGTATCTTCTCGGCCACCTACGACGTTGTAAACGAGCCTCCGTCTATCGATGAGCCGGACTACGTCTGCCAGACCTGCCGGGACACCGGGCGTGAATCAGTGCCACAGCTCTACCCCTGCTCACAGTGCCAGCCCGCCCCCCCTGCCATGATGGTTCCGACCACTTGATCTCCCCACGGTCCAACGTCGGTTTTATAGCCGTTTTGTCGGGGATATAGAATTGGTCGCACTGATCACCGGAGGCCAGCAGGCCAGCGTCAATCCCCTCCGCAGATACATCGAGGACTGGCCCGGATGGGGAGGCCAGAGCCCTCCACAGTCCCGATTCCACCAATCCCAGAGCCGGAAGCGCCTCCTGTTGGCTGGCAACCAGATGGGGAAGACACGCGCTGGAGCCGCTGAGGCATGGTGGCACGCCACAGGCACGCACCCATACCGGCCTCCCCTCGATGTCCCCAATGAGGGATGGATACTGGCCAGTGACCTGAAGAACGGATGGCCGAAGATCAGTCAGAAGCTCCGGGAGATCGAACCGCCTGGAGTGCTGGCCGAGGGCTGCACCTACGATGAGGCCCGCGGCTACTACTACCGGGGAATCCGAGCGGTCGGCCTGGCCAACGGTAGCCTGATGATCGGCAAGGGGAGCGACCAGTCTGTAACGGCCCTGTCCTCGGGTACCATCGCCTGGCAGTGGTTCGACGAGCCGCCCAAGCGATCGCACTGGGGAGAGTTCATCAAGCGGGGGGGAGTCAAGTCCGCGCCCATCTGGGGAACCCTCACCCCGATTGGCCGGCCCTGCACCTGGCTGCGGAACACGGTGGAGGGAGATCCCGTCACAGGCAACGGCCCCGAGTCTCCGGGCTGGATCATCTTCAAGGCGATCCTCAGCCATGAGAACGCTCCCCACCTCTCCGAGGCCAGGGTGGAGGAGATGATCGCGGATACCCCGAGCTGGGAACGTGGCCAGCGGGTTCTCGCTGAATGGACGGGCTACACAATTGGCCGGAGGGTTCCCGGGTTCACCGATGGGAACATTGTGGACGATGAGTTCCTGAACGATGTTCAGTTCTCCGAGCTCGGCCTCGGAGCCGACTGGGGAGAGGTGGTCGGGAACACGGTCTGGTATCTGGTGGGATGGGATGATGTGGCTGTCTACTACCTGGCCGAGTGGAGCCCATCGGAGAGAATGACGGAAGCCGAGGAGGTCAAGGCACTCCGCAATGAGGTGCTCAAGCCTTGGGGAGTGGACTTCGACCAGATCACAATCGGCCGCGGAGACTCCAACAGCTCTGGCCGGAGAGGCATAGCAGCCACCGTCAATCAGCTCATCAACCGGGCCATCGCTGGGGAGATCGGCCGGCCTCGGCCTCCATTCGAGATGAAGCCGCCATACAAGGGGCCCGGCTCGGTGAAGGCCCGAGCCCGGATCATCTCCTCGGCCTGTGTCGAGAAGCGGATCTACGTGCATCAGGACTGTACTCGACTCATCCACAGCTATCGTCACTGGATGGGAGCGAATGACTCCCTCAAGCACCCATTCGACGCCGCGGGCTATATCGGGGAGCATTGGCTATCGCCGGTCGTCCGATCCGGCGCCTCCATGACTCTCGTAAGGTGAACACCGATGCCACACTCCCTCGATGACCAGTCCTCCCGACTCAAGGAGCAGCGCCGGAGAGAGCGCCTGCTGAGAGGCCATCAGGAGATCGATATCCGGGCTGAGATCCTCCGAGACTACGCGCCCGAGGTGGCGGCCGAGCTCCAGATCAATCCCGACCTCTCCGAGAACACATTCCTCCTCACCCTGATGCAGCTGGCCGTCTCATACGATGAGCCTCCTACCGTGCTCATCGAGGGTGAGGAGGATCTGGCATCCATCATCACTCCCCTCCTGTGGCCGAAAATGCAGGAGAGGGATCTGTTCACCCGAGGGATTCGGGAGTGCTTTGTACGCCTGGACTGGCCGGTGAATGAGTCTGCCTCTCAGGAGGTTGGCTATCGGGTCGTATCGCCCGGCTACATCCTCCAGACCGAGGCATCCAAGGTCCACAGTGACCGCGCTGTCATGGTCGAGGAGCTCCGGGAGAGAACCCGGCCCGACGACTCGGGCAACACGATCACCGTCCAGACGTTTGAGACATGGGATATCACCGATCCGTTGAATCCAGTATTCCGCATCGAGGAGATCGATGAGGACAGGCAACGTCAGGACATGACGGCATTCTACGCGGGGAGCACCGACTACCCGTATATCGATGACTCGGGCGCTCCGATCTTCCCCTATGTCCTCTACCATGCACGCCTCCAGGACCGGCTCTACGACTGGAGCCGGGGCATTGAGATCGTAGCGGGAACCCTCCGGCTGGCCGTCGGATGGACCTCATGGTGGGATGCGTTCAATGACCTGGCCAATCCACAGCGGGTGGCTATCGACCTCCAGCTACCAGCAGGAACAACCCGGACATTGCAGGGGAGTCGGAACATGGAGACGATCACTGTCTCCAAGAAAACCATCCTGCAGTTCCAGTCCACCCGGGACAGCTCCGGCCGCATCGACACCTACCCGCCTGGAATGGCTCCGATGGAGGGAGTGGAGGCGCTCCGATCGTATGCCGAGCGCCTGGCCGTGTTTGCCGGCCTCAACCCCGGCGACCTCCAGGCATCAGGAGTGCAGTCTGGAATCTCCATCATCGTCTCCAGGGATGGCCAGCGTAGAGCCCAACGATCTGCAGAACCCTCCAATCGGACTGGCGACCAGCAGCTCCTCGCCACAGCGGCCCGCCTGGCCAACAGCTATGGAGGCGTTGCTCTCCCTGTCGATGAGCGGGCCTATCAGATCCAGTACGCGATCCTCGGCCTATCCCAGCAGGAACGAAAGCTACTCATCGAGAACTTGAGCGGGGAGCAGGCCCTCGGGCTGGTGTCCCGAGTCACGATGGCCCGGCGACTCAACCCTGACATCGAGACAGACCAGGAGGCCCTCGCCTTTCTGGTACGCCAGCAGGAGCAGGAGGCCGAGCTCGGCCGTGTCCTGGCATCCATCCTCCCCAGTGAAGAATAGGAGCCCCCCCCATGTCTGATGAAACAACGACACCGACAACGACACCGACACCGACACCGACACCGAGCGACGGTGCAGACCTCCGATCCCAGATCCGCGCCCTATCTGCTGATCGCTCTCGGCTCTCTGCTGAGCTCAAGACAGCCACGGAGCGCGGAGCAACCCTACAGGGCCAGCTCAAGGCCCAGGGCACCCGACACGATCAGGACCTCCACCTCTCCGGCCTCGGAATCTCCTCCAGCAGGGGCCGCCGGGCCATTCGCCGGGAGTACAACGATGCGCTCTCGGAGCTCGGTGAGAATGATGAGGCTCCCCCATTCTCCGAGTTCTGTGAGGAGCTCAAAGATGATCAGCTCTACGGCCGCTGGTTCACGCCAGCACAGGCTACGCCGGAGATACCGACCACCACAAAGAGGCGCCCAGCCAGCGATCCCAACGCTGGCATTTCACCCCCTCAGCCACCGGACAGCCCGCTGGACCTGAAAACCTATCAGGCCCGTCGAACCAAGGTGGGGCGCAAGATGGCAATCCAGGCAGGACTGGAGCGCCTGAAAAAAGAGGGTATCATTGTCTGATCCTGATATAGTCGGGCCATCTCGGTTGGGCTGTCCGGTATCAGCCCCTCGGTTGGCTGTCCGGTATCAGCTCCTCGCAGTCCAGCGGCACGGGCAACCAACCAAAAAACCGAGATAAACGATGGCCGAAGAAATCCAAAAATCAGACCTACTCTCTCCGAAGGGCGGTCTGGTTCCTGCTGTACTCTCCGATATGGTCTTGGATCAGCTCTACGATCCGACGGACCTCTCCGCGCTGATGCGCTTTGTCCCCTGGAGCCCGCAAGGCTCGGGAACGATGGACGTCACACTGGACGCTACTCCTGGAGCCTACACCGCTCGGAATACAGAGATCCTTGGCAGTGCCATCGTCAACAGCGACTGGGATTCCCTCCGCTTCTCTCTGACGCCTGCTGGCTACTCCCGGCGCTACCAGATCACGGACCTGATCCCCATCTCGGGAGGCCCGGTGCAGCTTGAGGCAGTGGCTGCAAAGCTGGTTCAGGGTGTTGGCCTCACCCTCACCGATCTCCTGTGTGCCCTGTTCCCTGCACTGGCCAACGACGTTGGACCGGGAACCGGCGTTGATCTCGATGTCTCCTCGATGTATGACGCGATCTTCCAGCTCAACAGCCAGTCTGTTCCTGGACCGTTCGCATCCGTTCTGTACCCCACCCAGTTCAACGACTTCCAGTCCTCCCTCCGCAGTGAGGCCGGAGCCGCACAGTTCCAGCCGGCCACCGCTGATCTGCTGGCCCTCCGAGGCCCGGGATTTAAAGGCACCTGGAACGGTGTCCAACTTTGGCAGAGCGACTCTGTGACCGCGGTAGGTGGTGGAGCTGACAGCTCGGGCGCGATGTTTGGCGCGGGCTGCTTTGCCTACACCCTGGCCAATGCCCAGCTGGCCGCTGGCATCATCCCGGAGAGCCTGCGCTACATGAGCAATGCCGCCATGGTGATCGAGATAAACCGCGATCAAGCCAACTTCATGACCGCACTCATCGCAAGCATCTTCCCCTCCGTTGTGGAGGCCGAGGATCTCCGCGGTGTTGAGATCATCTCTGACCGATAGACCAACGAGGTAGGATGCCAGCACACACTCTCCGCGCTCCGAAGCGCCGTGCCCCGGTTGAGGCGCGCGATCCCGACTTGCTACCAGTCGGCCCGCGTACCAAGGTCGGCCGCCGCTTTATATATGTCCACTATGAGAGCTCCTGGCGTTTCGATGCCGAGCTCGGCTGGCTCCCGAAGCTCAGCCGCCTGGCCGCAGTGCCGGGAGTGAACGGTGTTGGAGAGGATGGCAACCTGCAGCGCGCGATCAACGGAGCAACGGCCAAGGGTGGGATCATCATCCAGCCCCTCGACAAGCGCCTCCTCAGAGATGGTGAGGATCCAGAGGAGGCAGAGTTCTATCGCTATGGTCGCTATTACGACTGCGTGAACGGTGATCGTTGGTGGGTAGAGCCGGGCATGGAGCCCACCATCACCCCGGCCGGCCGCATCATCTGGAATGCCACCGAGGCCGAGCGCACGATCGCCCGGATGCGAGCGCACATCCGAGACACCGGCATTGTCGAGCCCATTCATCCCCTCGTCATTGCTGAGAAAGTCTCAAACCAGCAGCAGAGCATCGAGTCACTCCAGCGGAGCGTGGCCCTCAACCCGCACCTCCAGGGGAAGCTCGACAGGGCTCTCGCCCTCCTCGATGCCATGCAGACGCCCGTAGCCAGTGCCGATCCCAAGGCCGGCCGCAAGATCGGTAAGGCCCGGCGAAAGAGCCCGACCGATGGGTGAGACACCTGGCCACCGTGATGCAATCGACCGCATGACAAAGCAGATCATCCAGAACAACCAGGGGAAGATCAGCCCCTCCGAGGCCAAGAAAACAGCCCGGGAAGCAGCCATCCGACACGACAAGAAGAAGAACCGATAACCGCTCACCCCTCAGCTCTGCGGAGCTGGGGCGCATCAACCTCTGACAGGAGCCACCATGGCCATCAAGGCAGTCCGCCTCCCTGGAATCGTTGACATGAAAGATCCAGGCAACGGGATAGCGTTTCAGCTTCCCGCTCACCATCACGCCATCTGTGCCATGACCTCCGCCGGAGCAGAGACACGCACTCTCGGCAGTCCGCAGTTCTCCGGCCAGATGGTGACCCTCTCCTTCGATGTTGATGGGGGGAACATCGTCCTGACGGCCGCTGCGACGGTCAACCAGACCGGCCGGAATACGCTGACCTTCGAGGATGCAGGCGACGAGATCACCCTCCGAGGAGTCATCAAGGCCGGCGCGCTGCTCTGGCGCGAAGTGTGCAATGATGGCGTGGCCCTCTCTACCGCCTGATGGCTGACCTGACACCATACAGCGCACGCTGGACGGGGCCTGTCCTCCTGCATCGGGGAGCCGATCAAACGCTGTCTGTCTCCATCGAACACGGTGGATCGGCTCCTACGGTTTCTGCAGTGACCTTCTCCTTGTTCGACTCATCGGGCACCACCCTCCTCGATGATGTGACGGGCTCGGAGAGCGGTGGAGTGCTGAGCTACACCATCCTCACGGCGATCACCACCGACAAGACGCTCGGCCCTGGCTATCTGGTCCGGTTCAAGGCAACGATCGGCGGAGACGTTCACCCGTTCTACAACGACGCGGCCCTGTGTCTGGCCCGCCTGTATCCCCCGATCGGCACCTCCGACCTGACAAACCGATACAGCCGGCTGGCCACCCTCCAGGCCACCGGGGCCAGTGACCTCCAGAAGTTTGTGACCGACGCATGGACGGAGCTCACCAATAAGCTCTACTCCGATTCCCTCCCGTTCTGGCGTATGAGGACCCCCTCCGCTCTCCGGGAATGGCTCCTCACCCGAGCCCTGGTATTCGCACTAAGGGATCTGGGATTCCAGCTGGGAACCGGGGCCGCGTACCTCGAGGAGGCCAATCGACTGGAGAAGAAACTACCGGGCATGTTCGGCCAGATCCGATCCCTGATGGACGCCGACGAGGACAATCAGGTCAGCCAGGATCAGCAGTCAGCCGGGGCCGTTCTCCTGCTCTCCTCGGGCCGGATCTCCAGCTGGTCTGGCTGATGACCTACGCCACAGCTCTCACAGCGGTGATCGCGCGCCTCAATGCGGCCTCACTGGTGGAATGCCGAGCGCCTGCTGGTCTACTCGGTGCAGGGGCTCCACGGGGACAGCAGGCGTTCTCGGTTCTCCCGATCGGTGATCGCAAGGAGAAATCCCGAGGAGCGGCCCGAACCGATGGCCTCCGAGTAGCGGCCCGGTTCACTGTCCAGCTCGGCCATGAGCTCAAGCCCTCCCTCGGCCTCGAGGCGCCCAGTGTCGGCCTGGCCGCCCTGCACTCCGCTCAGCGGTACCTCATCCAGCCGGCGACCACCCTCACCACCGAGGGGGCTGTCACCTTCGGAGCAGTGACCACCACCCGGCTCGGTGGAGGCTCCTACATGGTGCAGTCGTTCGAGGTGGCTGTGACATTCAACCTCGACATGAGCGCGCCATGAGCTCGCTCGACTTCGATATCCGCCTGGCCAGCGTGGAGCGCCATCTGCAGCGCCGGCATGGGTCGGCCCGCCTCCTCACCGCTGGAGAGCAGATCGTTCTGATCGCTGGGGCTCAGGATGTCCTCATACAGCTCCGGTCTGGCTGGCCTGTGGTGACTGGCCGCTCCCGATCGGGCTGGCAAGTGGCGCCGATGTTCCGCCCGTTCCTCGGCTACCGAGTGACCAACGGTGTGGATTATGCCGAGTACGTCCACCGAGCCGGAGAAGGCCCCGATCCCCTGTGGACAAAGCAGGTCCTCATCATCCGCGATGACATCCTCCCCCGGATCATCGATCGACTCAAGCGCACGATCACCGAGACAGAGCGGATGGCTGAGCCCGAGCCAGTCCAGCCCACCCTGTTCTCCAGCGCGCCCTCACAGGCAGCCCTCGGCCGTGCATTCTCACAGGCCCGCCGACTCCGGCGACTGGTGAGGAGGCGCTGATGGACATCGGACTGACATCCTCCAGACAGCTCTCCGCCGTCTTCGAGACAGGCCGGATCGATCTGGAGGTGCTCCGCCCGATCCTGGAGCAGCACGCGGCCGTCATTGTCGATGATGCTCAGAACGACTGGCCGGTGGATACGGGAACCTCCCGGGCCGCCTGGGAGGCCGATGTGTCCATCGATCAGGATGCTCTGGTGGTTGGCCTGTTCAACAATGCCCGGCTCCGGGGCCGCGGCTATTCCGTGTACATCCACCGCGCTGGCACTCGTCAGCTGACCTGGACCGAGGTGCTGGAGCGCCTCACCCTCAATCTCATCCCCTCACTCCAGGCTGACATCGCTCTGACGTTGGCTGAGGAAATTCGGAGATAACCAATGGCCGCCTCAACAGTCCCCAAGGTCCGGCGCGATGGAGAGATCAAATTCTCCGATGGCACCGGCTCCCCCCTCACCTACACAGTCTCCTATGAGAACGGCAATGCCTCATTCTCCAGAGACAAGGCCGAGCGGATCGTGGTCCGCGATCGGGGTGTCATCGTCGCCAGTCGGAAGGGGGATGATCCCGTCCTCTCGATCTCGTTCGATGTCCACATGAGGATGCTCACAACAACGACGGCCACCGATCTCTGTCTGGTCGATATCATCGATAAGACCGGCAACGTGGCCACCATCCCATGGGTCAAGGCCAACACCGCTCATGAGGAATGGAACCTCGACATCTTCATCACCATCGAGGGAAGCGACCACGGCGACGGGGCCGATTATGTCGCCAAATTCTCTGACTGCATCATGACGTGGAGCTTCTCCGAAGGGGACCCGAACACCATCTCAGTCTCAGCCGAGTGCATGGGTGGATACACTGCCACCGGACCGACATAGGATGAAAACCATCACGCTCTCCCCCCTTGGCGAATACGCCATCACCCGCCCCTCGCTTTGGACGGGCCTGGCAGACCTCACGGTATCCTGGCCCACCGAGCCCGCTGCGGACGACTTCCGGCCCCGTATCATTCGATGCGCGGCCGCTTCTCTGGGTATGGCCCTCCCTCCGGCTCTGGGACTGCCGGATTACCGGCCCGAGCGCATGGACGTGCTCCGCTATGGGTCGGTCTGTCTGGACGAGCTCCTACACAAGGGGGTTCCCCTGGCCGAGATCGTGCGGGCCGGTCGGCTGGCTGGCGAATGGCTGACCGGGGCACTACCGACCGAGCAGGAGGTGGTTGAGACTGTGGATTTTACCGAGGCCGAGGAGCCGGCGACCTTGTATGCCTCCGAATCGCACGGCTCTGGGGAGAGCATCCCGATTGGTTTATGACGCTCTCCCGGGCCTCACAGGTTCGGGTTCTGGCGGAATATCGGCTCATCTCTGAGACACCATCGCAGCGCAAGAAAGCCAATGCCAAAGCCAAGCGGAAAGAACTGAACAGACGACTGGAGCAATTCCATGGCTGACATCGATGCTGGCGATATCGTCTTTACCATCCGCGGAGATGCCTCTCAGCTTGAGGATGAGCTGAACAGAACCCAGGACACCCTCCGCGGAACCACCGTGGGAATGTCCGGCCTGGCCACGGCCATCAGCACGATCTCCCCCAACGCCTCCAAGGCCATCCGGGCCGCAGTGGGAATGAAGCGGGCCTTCATTGGTGCCAGAGTGGCGGCCACCGGCCTGGGAACGTCCCTTGTAGCCCTGGCTGCTCCGGTGGCAGTGGTAGCGGCCGCGGTGGCTGGCCTGGCCCTGGTCTGGCGTGAATATGCCGACGATGTAGAGCGGGCCAATGCAGTAGCAGCACAGGCCGCGGAGGTGAGCTCCGCGATGGCCACTGCTCACGAGGGATTCACCGCGATCCTGGATAAAACCAGCGCGGAGTTCGATGTCTTCTCCGGCGCAACCACCCGGGCTGAGCAGGAGATCACGGCATACAACGCGGCCCTCAATGAGAACGTGCTGGCCCTCAAGCGGGAGATCTTCGCCCGACAAGACAGCAACAACACCGCGCTCAGTCAAATAAAGGCCCTCGATGAGCGGACCCGCTCGGCCAAAGCACAATTCGCTGAGATGAAGCGGTCGGAACAGGCCGAACGGGACTCTGCCGAGGCGGCCAAAGACAGCGCGAAGGCCAACCGGGCTGCAGCTGCAGCCGCCTCCGAGCGAGCCGCAGCCGAGACAGCCCGAATTGCTGCCATCAATGCCGGCATGGCCGACATGCAGACCAACGCGGCCATCCTCAACTCTGAGATTGATCAGGGCATCAATGAGCTGGTGGGGAATCTGGAGGGAGCACTGGCCGAGATTGAATCGTTCATGGTCCGAGATCAGGAGGCCATTGAGCAGGGGATATCCAACACCCTCACCGGAGTCTCCCAGCTCTCAGCCACATTGGCTGAGCAGATTGCAGAGGACAACAGCAAAGCTGCCATGGCTCTTTTCAGGACCTCCCAGGCCGCGGGCCTGGCCGATGTGGCCATCAATACCGCAATCGCGATCACCAAGGCTCTGGCCCAGCTCGGCCCCATCGCTGGTCCTGTAGCCGCCATCGGTATCGGCACCCTCGGAGCCGCACAGGCGGCCAGCATCGCAGCCCAGAGCCCTCCAGCGCACATGGGCGATCCCCTGGCTCCAGACGAGCGCCGGGTGTCTGGTCGTCGAATTCTGGCAACCGAGGCGGTTCTGGACAGTGCAACTACCCGGGCCATGGGTGGAGAGGATGGCATCCGAGAGCAGATGAGGGGCGGAGGTGGATCCCAAGACATAACGGTGAGCCTCTCGTATAAGAACCTTGACCGGGAGATCGCGCGCCTGATGCGATCCGACAGTCGCACCCGTCGCATCGTGAGGGCCTGATATGGCTACTGATTCCTCCCCCTCCAACCTCCGAGGATTCGGGCTCCCCGTTGGATTTACTCCCTCGCATCTCTGGGATGCGGAGTCGATCTACACACAGGCCGGCCCTCAGCCCGGTGTGCCCGTTCCACAGGGAACCTATGATCTCCGGTTGAGCTCCTCGGGTGAACAGAGCGCATCCAAGGCCCTCCGCATTCTCACCCAGCGGGCCGGCAATCCTGGCCCTGATGGGGCCTCCTTTGTCTGGAAAGAGAGCACCGATACCAACTATCGGGGCCGAGATATCCAGCAGATAAGCGGGTTTGAGACGCTGGAGTTCACCACCTCAGCGGCCCTGAAAGCCTCCGACCCTGACGCCATCACCCTGGCTGATGGAACGGTGCTGGTAGCACGTCAGAAGCTGATCGGAGGTGCGTATAAGGTGAGGGTTACCTATAAAGCCCCATCGGCTACCAGCTGGACAACGGTAGATGCTCACACTCAGACCAGCGTACCCACGGACGGGTATCATCCAGCGATGACCCTGCTCCCTGATGCCTCCATCCTGCTGGCATTCTGGGTGTACGATGCCAAGGCCGATGAGGCCCAGATCAAAACCATGCGATCCACAGACGATGGCGTAACGTGGTCAACAGTCTCATCGTTCGCACTCGATACCCCGCTGGATATCCAGAGCACGTCAGGAGCTGGGAACGCCGGATTTGAGGCCATGCGCCTCAGAATGAGTGAGGCCAACGGGCAGATCCTCATCGTCGCGAGACATAAGGCCAACAATTCATCCTTGAGTAAGCGGTACGGATACATCCAAGCGGTGAGCGTAGATGGTGGCGGTCGGTTTGTAACTGTCGAAGACGACACACCGACCGCCTACATCTGGGGAGCTCACAGCGTGGTAACTGTCTCCGGCCAGTTCTATTTGATGGTTGTAACAGCCGGGGCCACCCTCTCCGGTATGCGGCTCTCCAGCGGCTTTGAGAAGATCACCACAGCCCGGACGGCCGGGTTTATCGACATTGCCCAGTCATTCGACCTTCAAGAAGACGAGGGCTCGGCATGGGTTGATGATGATGGAACGATCTGGTTTATCGGTGAGGAGACATCATCAGGTCAGTCGATGTTCATGATCCAGAGCGTTGATGATGGGGACTCGTTCCGATTTGTCGGGGCCGGATCATCTTCATCGGCCGCGGGCTCGGAATGGTTCAATAGCGGAGACTCAGACGTTCACCCGGTTGACTTTGTGGGCACATCCAGCGCGGGCCGACAGGTGATTGCCTGCTCCTGGGATTCTGATACCGCCACCGAGGGAGCCAACAGCGTTGGGATTATCTACCTTGGCGGATACAGCACCATCACCCTGCCTGGCCTCAAGACATACGCCAGCAGCCATGAGAGAACGGCCTGGAGTCACACCTGGCTCCCGTTCGATGTTCCTGATCACATCTCATCTGGACCGTGGACAGCCACAGGAGCAGGAACCGATTCCCTGGCCTCCGGCGCGCTCAACCTCTCGACCTCATCGAACACGATCTACTATGAGGCGAATCCGACAACGACGATCGCACAGGGGATTATCGTCAGGGCCTCCCTCACGGTTGCTGGTGGGGGAGCGGTCGGCACCAAGCAGATATCGCTGGCCATCCGAACGGCCGACAGCACCAATGACTATGAGGCCCATCTGAACTTCGCGGCTGGCTCATTCCGCATGATTGATGCCAATGGATCCCAGATCGGAACGGACAAATCAGCGGCTCCTCCCAACGCCGGCATTGAGGTAATCGTAGCGATTGCCTCGGGGAAATTCTCCTGTTGGTTCCGAGTCAAGAGCAGCGCATCGGATCGGGAATGGACCGCGGCCCTTACCAACCACAGTCTCACCGACAGCTCAACCCTCACCAATAATCTGGTTCAATTCGGCCATGTGGGAACCTCCACATCAGAGAGCGACTGGACCGAGCTCCACTACATCGCGGGCCAGTCATTGAGCCCTGATCTCGGTGCAGGGTTTACCAACCCAGATGATCTATTCGGTCGGGATTATGCTGGCCGGGGCCGGGCCACATGGGTTGATGATGGTGTCCGCATCACTGCTACCGATGGAGCTGGCCGAGAGGGGGAGAGCTACCACATCGACACTCGGTATCGGTATCCTATCGACAGGATCTTCTGGTCGGAGAGCACCACTCCTCGGGTTGGCTGGCGATCTACAGCGGACAACACCGCGACCCTGATCCCGTTGCTGATGAACCCCGATGAGGGAACCCCGGGAACCAACAGCCAGCACATCCTCGGAGACATCCTGATCCTCCACATGAGCGGGATCAACTTCGCCAATTTCACCATCGAATACTACTCATCCGCGGCCTGGAACGTAGCGGCCACCATAGACCTGGCCCTGACGGGTGGAACCTGGAACGCGGTAAGGGCAAACAACACAATCACCCTCCCGGCCTCGGGCTCAAACACCTCCAAGGTTCACCTTTTCCAGAATGAACTGAAGGGGGGAACAGCGAAGATCGGATCCTCTCTCTACCGAATCACCCGCAACAGTGAGGGCCTGCTGGCCGCTGGGGCCGCGCATAAGCGGCTTGAGGTGGAGGTGGAGGGAACCGCTGGAGGAACCGAATCAGGAGCCCTGGAGCTCTGGCCCGATACGGTCACTGTTGCGATCAACCTCCTCGGAGTGCAGGGGAGCGCCTGGGGTGTCCGCATTGCTGCGGAGCATACCGTCGACAATGACTATCGGATTGGCCAGCTGCTCCTCGGCCGCGGCTATTTCACCGGCTACCAGTACGCCCGGGGCCGAGTGCTCACCTATGAGCCCAACACTCCAACCACCATCTCCCCCGATGGGGTGTTGCGCGGCCGCCAGCTCGGCCCGGGTGGGAGAATCCTCCGGTTTGCCTGGACTGATATGGTGGATGGAACGACCCTGTTTGGAACCACCACCGATCCCAACTACATCACCGGCTCCACCTCCAGCGGAGCGCTACCGGTCGGAGTACGTCAGGATGTGCCCGGATCGCTACAGGGGATGTTCCGAGAGATCGGCCAGAACAACCCGTTCATCTATCTGCCTCGGATTCCTCGGAGCACCTCGGGACCGACGGACATCATCACCCTGAACAGGCGCCACCAGCACCTGGCCGCCACCCTGACAACCCCGGTCGAGGTGGAGCACGTCCTCGGAGATGAAGACCAGACCGAGGCGCTCCGGGTGGCATCGATCACAGCCCGGGAGATCCGCTGATGTGGACTGAGAGCGATCTGAGGGGGGCAATCCCGATCTACCTGCTGGAGATCCTCTGGGCGGGCAGAACCTACAGGTTCTCGACATTCCCGGTCCATCTCACCACAGAGGGGGGCGACTCCATCCCGTTCCTCGGTGAGCTCGAGGACGTGGACTATTCCGATTCAGCGAATCGATCAGGCGTATCGGATAGCGGCCCGTCCATCTCCCTCGATGTGGTGTTCCCGGTGGATGTGGCCAAGGAGTACGCCGACCAGCATCCCCTTGATGAGGCCACCGGGGAGCTCTCCCTCGTGTTCGTCCAGCCCGACGGCACCATCAACCAGACCTATGAGAACCGGTTCATCCTCTCCAGTGGATATGTGGAGATGCCCGGCTACGCATTCCCCGGGGCCGATCCTGGCCTGGCCTCATTCACCCTGGAGCAGCCGGCCAGCGATGATGGGGCGCGAATCATTCCCGAGGCCGCGGTAATCACCAAGACGACTTTTCCCAATGCGGCCGATACCCTCGGAGCGGTCTATCCTTTCGTGTTCGGCTCTCCTGGAACATTTGTAAATTCAGCAGGTACAGCCAACACCAAGCCAGCAACACCGGCCTATCTGGTATCAACGGATGTGCTGCTCATCGCTGGCCATGAGGTAGTCGGGGCCGCGGCCGTTACGATCTTCGATGCAGACGGCAACACCACCACAGCAACACCAACACCGGCTCGGGATGGCCTGGCCCGGCTGGTGAGCACGGTGGACATCTCCGGGGCCGGCTCTCCGTTCGACAAGACATCCAGCAAATTCTATGTGGCCTGGCCCTCCAACAGCGGAGGCATGATCGATCCGCTGATCGGTGGCCTGCTCACCCGGCTCGGGGATCTGTGTGTGTGGGCGCTGACACAATCAACCATCGGGGCCGATATCGGGAAATGGAGAGCAGCGGCTCCCCTCCTCAATGGGATCAAGCTGGCCGGGTTCATCGATGATCCCGACCTTACTCCATGGTCCTGGCTCATTGATACCGTCCTCCGGCTCATCCCCCTCGAGGTGAGACAGGGGCCGGGTGGTGTGTTCCCCCTCCCCCGATTCCTGGACCGGCGCATCTCTGATGTTGTGGCCTTTGTCGATGCCGGGGCTGATTTTACGCCAGCTGGCCAGGTCCAGACGATCTCGGAGCGGATCGATCTGGTGAATGAGGTGTCTCTCCGATGGGCTCTGGACCTGGCCGAGAACACATACCGGCGACGACTCACCGCACAGGCCAGGGTTGACAGTGCCGATCCAGACACCTTCTCCAGCCCACACGCCATCTTTTCCCAGAGCCGGTATGGGCTGAGGCAGAAAACCATCACCTCCTCGATTGTCTATGACTCGGGGAGTGCAGGAGCGATCATCCAGCAGGCCCTCCGGGCTGGCTGCTACAGCACCAGAACCAGAACCTACCTGGCCGCTCCGAGGTGGGGCTGGCTGGACATCGGCCATGCTATCGCACTCACTGAGGCCGACCTGTCCCTGACTGATCGCATTGTGGAGATCATCGGCCGGCAGTGGACCGGGAACGCCTGGCTGTTCACTGTCGTATTTGATGAAGACCCATTCCGTGAGGAGGCCGGATGATCACCCTTCTCCTGTTGGCCTGTCTCTCTCCCGAGCTCATCACCTCCGCTGTGGACTGTGACCGCTCAGCAGATGTGGACTGTGATGGCATCATCGGTCTATGGGACTGCGACGACACCGATCCAGATATCGGAGCACCCGACCGCTACTACCCAGACGAGGACATGGACGGCTATGGGGTATGGGATGGGGCAATCGGAGCCTGTGAGCACCCTGGAGATGGCTGGGTAGACTGTCTCGGCCTCACCTGGGATCTGGAGCCCTGTCCAGAGATGGACTGCGACGACACCGATCCAGACATCGGCCCGGATTGCCCACCATAGGACTACAATCCGAATGATCTGGCCTATAATGAGGCCTCCTCAGACTGACTGATCGAACGAGAGGAACACATGGCATCAACAGCAACAGTTCTCCGAGAGGGCTCCGAGGTGGTTGTTTCAATCACTGGAACCTCCATTGCAGCGGCTACCGAGGCCACCATCAACCTCGGATTCACCAAGGGCCGGATACTCCGACAGGTCTGTGTGAAGACGGCCGGAGCCGGCTCCACAGTCGATCCCATCATCGGAACGGCCGCCAATCCCAGCGGGGCCACTGTGGTGATGCAGAACGACACTGCAGCCGCCAGCATCGACAACCTGGTCACTGGAGGCGTTCCGTTCTACACGAGCACCGGCATTCTCTATCACCGCTCGGTGCCTGACTCGGCCAGCGACAACTCCATCACCAGTGAGTATCTGATCCTGGTCGGCTGGGGCCGGTAGGATGGCCCTCACCAGACCGAGCACCTCGCTCACCCGGCCATCGGTCACCTACGCCGGAGCTCCAGCTGCAGCCGCGGCCGGCTCGGAGTATCTCCGATTCGCTGATGCCACCGAGCTCGGCAGTAGCGGCGCTGTCTCCGATGTGGGGAGCGACCAGATCAACCTGGAGATTGCCGATACGACCGGCGCAACGACCGACCTGGGCGCTCTGGTCGGTGCTGTATACTGGGATCTCGGGGCGACCTCCGAGGGGAATATTTCCTGCCTCCTGGAGTGGGTGTCAATCGTCAACAACACCTCTGTGGTGATCGCGGTGTGGAGGGCCGGGAGCGCGCCAACATCGCTGGCGGACATCAAGGCCGCGAGCGCACATTGGCTGCAGCTGCTGACCCGCTCCGCTACTCCCTCCACGAGCCCCTATCTGAAGACCGCAACGGCCGCGCTCGGCAGCCTCAATAGCAATGCTCTGGAAGGGTCGGTGAGCTGCAGCTATACGGTCGGCTGCGATGCTGACGGATGGGGCGGGTCGCTGAGCCGCCACGATGGTGACGGCACCAGCAAAACCAAGACTCTCACCACCGTATTTACCGGCAGCGGAAACTTCTATCTCGCGCTGCTGTGGGGCAAAGCCGTATCCGCGGCCACTACCGATGAGACGATCAGCATCAAGCTACAGGGGGAATTCCTCCAGTGAGCAACGCCAGACAGCGACGGGGAATCAGAGGCCGGCCAGCTCGGGTTGAGCCCACCGAGCCCACCGAGCCCACCGAGCCCTCCCTGGCCACCGTCCAGGTACAGGCCCACCTCTCCCGCCTCGGCTACTCTCCCGGGCCGATCGATGGCGCCTGGGGCCCAAAGACGACCAGAGCGATCCACGCGGCCGGCCTGGCCAACCTCGATGGAGATCCAGACATCGCGGCCAGGACCCTCTCCGCGCTGATACAGGCCGAGCGGTCACAGATCCCGGTCCTCACCCTCTCCGAGATGGTGGCATACGCGCCATCTTTCCGAGCATCCTGGCTGGCCCCGCTCAATGCGGCCACCGTCACAGCCCACATCACCGAGGCCCGGTTCCCGTTCTGGATTGCGCAATTGGCCCATGAATCCAACCGGTTCCGCTCCAGTGCGGAGATCGGTGGCGACATCAGACCCTACGCGCCCTTCTACGGCCGCGGGCCGATCCAGCTGACTCACCGGTCTAACTACGAGCAGGCCGGCGCATTCCTCGGGCTACCGCTGGCCGATGAGCCCGAGCTCGTCCTCAACCCCTGGATCGGCTGGCAGTGCGCGGCCTGGTTCTGGCTCCAGAACAACCTCAACCGGTTCTCCCCTGCCGATGGCCAGCTCGGCGACTTCCTCGGCCTCACCCGAGCGATCAACGGTGGAACCAACGGCCTGGCCGACCGCGAGGAGTGGCTGGACAGGGCTAATTCTCTTTTTAGACTCGGGGCCGGGCTCACCGAGTCGCCGGCCCCTCCCCGAGCGACGGCCACCGAGGAGCCAGCCCCAGCAGTTCTAATCCCCCCCGAGCCTCTCCCCTCTCCCCCCGAGGCTCACCCTCCCCCCTCCGCAACCCTCCCCCCCGAGCCCTCCATGCCTCTCGACCTCAGCAAGAAACGCAAGCGCGCTATCCGCAAGATGTTCCGCCTCAAAAAAGACTTTTGGGTGGGTCAGTATCAGTCCTACCTGGACAGCGGGATGGACAGTGAGGAGGCATTCGAGGAGGTCCGAGAGGACTTTCAGGACTGGGCGCTGTCCTCCCTGGCCATGCAGCTCGACAAGCGAGCCCGCTGGAAATTCATCAGGAACGAGGAGGTGAGGGCAGCATTCGAGAAGTACGATGGCGGCGCCTTCATGGCCATCCTCAAGGGAGCACTCAGGGTAATCAGCGCGGTACGCTCTCCGGTGGCTGGCCTGCTCTCCGACCGAGCACACAAAGCCGAGCACGATGGCATGGCCGCGTTCTTCGATGCGTTCTCGGAGCTGATGAGCACCGCGATCGAGGAGGCCCCGGAGATCATCGAGGAGCCGTCGGAGCGGCCGACCGAGATCCGCAGAGAGCCAATGGTGATCGATGCCGGCCCGGTGATCGATGACATCCCGGTAGTCTCCGAGGCTGCGAATCTCCCCCGATCCCGAACGGCTCCCCCGGGCTGGCCGAGTATCGCCGGCCCTGGCGGTGAGTGATGCTCATCACCCTGCTCCTGCTCACCCTGGCCGCCAATGCACAGGAGGCCACCGAGGAGCTCATCCTCCTCGAGGAGGCTCCTGTTCAGGCTCCGATCCTGGTCGAGTGCCTCCCGCCTCCCGGATACGGCGTTCCGTTCTATGAGCGCATGGCCGATGAGGTCCTGGCCGCTCTCTCATTTTTCGGGGCCGTGCTGATCGGCTGGCGTAGAATCCGCCTGTACCTCGATGGACTGGACGGTGGAGCCGGGGAGAGCGTAGAGATCGCGGAGCGGATGGTCGGCTATCGTCAGGAGGCGGAGGCATCGAGGAGCACCCTCGAGGAGGAGCGCGGTCGGTATCTGCTCCTGCTCAATGACCGGTCGGCACTACAGCGCAAGCTGGCCCTGATGGAGGCCGAGGCCCGGAGAGGCCAGCCCGGCCCCGATGAGGACGTGGAGCGGGTGAGATCCCTCGGCCGCGATCTGATCACTGGAGGCTGATGATGTTCGGAGCCCTATCCAGCAGGTTCAGGCGTACAAAGCAGCCACCATCAAGGGAGGCCGCTCGGGAGCGTCTCAAGGGCCTCGTCGGCTCTGGCAATCGGAGCGGCTCCATGCCCCGAGGCGGCTCAGACAGGCGCCGGAAGCGCAAGCCAATCCCTCAGCCAGACCGGCCGCTGAGAGAGGGTGAGATCCTGGAGCAGGCCGAGGATGGCACTGTCAGACCGATCCCGGGATTCAGTAACGAGCGGCCCAGGCGTCAGAAACAGAAGCCCCTGGCCGCCCTGTTCCACCTCCCCTATGGAGGCGGCGACTGGCCCGAGCGTATCGCTGGAGTAGCCAGAAACACCGAGTCTGTAGTGTGGGCAATGGTGGAGCTGCTCCCCGCCGATCTGTATTGGCTGGACGAGCGCCGATACCCAGATGGAGAATGGCGGGCCATACACCTGGCCGGCAAGGATCATCCAGCGATGAGGCGGGGCTACGTGCTGGCAATAGAGAACCCGCCCCGGGGATTCGGAGCGGGTCATTGGCGGAGCCTCAGAGAATCGACTTCATGAGGATCAGGATGGCTACCGCGTAGAGAGCCTGGAGCAGGAGCTCAAGCATCGAGGAGCACGGCCCCGACCAACACCACCGCGGGCCACATCTCCGCTGGCCAGAGCAGGCACATGGCCACCGATACGCCTCCGAGGATGAGCAGGATTATTCTCATGATTCCTCCGGGAGATACAGCGCCGGGATGGCTCCGCTCTCCAGATCACCGATAAACCGGCGCCGTTGATCCGAGTTCCAGCTGGCCGGAGATCCCCAGCCCAGCTCCAGACAGTGGATATCTACCGCCTGGAGCTCCAGCCCGAGGCGGCTCAGCGCATCGAGGAATCCCTGTGGAGGGAGGCGCTGGAGGTGGATGGCCTGCTCCACCTCATTGGCCGAGGCGTACTGAGTGCCACCGAACCCGGCCGCGGCCAGAGCCCGGCCTATCGCGCTGGTTTCACAGTTCTCCAGGGCCGAGGTCCGGTTGACCTGACTGGATCCGCGCTTCTCCTCGGCATAGCCGACCGCAACCTCGCGGCCGGAGATGGAAGATACCGCGGCCCTGAAGATCACGATCTCCGGGTTGCACTCTACGATCGAGGTGATGATTCCCCATCCCTCGGAGATTGGATGCAGGGCTCGGAAGTCGGCCACCCTCCGGGCCACCGTGTAGTAGGTTTTGCCGCCGAGCTGGACGGTTCCATCATCGTTATTGTTCTTCATGTCTGACCACCACCGGTCAGCATGTTCATCTGTTTGATCAGGAGATCGATATCCATCTGTTGGCCATCGATCATCTGTTGTTGGCCATCGATCATCTGTTTTTGTAGCTGGTAGGCTTTCCAGAACATCTCCTGCTGAGAGGCCAGGGTCTTTATCAAGACGATGAGATGACCCTCAGTGGTTAGTCGTTCGATATTCGCCATTACATCATCCATTGATCTTCTCCTTCATCCATTCGGATCGGGCCGCCTCGACAGCCATGTGTAGTTTCGGGGCCTCGTATTCCCAGCGGCCGCCTGTGTCTGGGTCGTGAACCTCAACAGCTGCACCGATACCGGCCATCCAGCCCACAGTCACATCCATGCCGGAGTCTTCGAGGTGCTCCAGCAGGGTAGCCAGCAGGAGAGCCCGGGTGGCTCGGAGGTGCATGGCCGCGGCCGCGTGCCTCTCATCGAGGAGCTGCTGGACCTGTCTCCGGCTCTCATCGAGGGCCGCTCGGATGGCCTCGGGTGAGGCGCTCACTGTCTACCCAGCTCAGCGACCAGCGCCACGAGTGTCTCGATTGCCTGCTCCTCGGCAAACAGCGCGCCCTCACGCCTGGCGTGCTGGAGCTCCTGGAGGGTCTGGTCGAGATCCTCGATGAGGGAGCCGGCGACGATCCACAGGCCGGGAGGCAGGGCCGAGGCCCTCTTTTGATTGGTGCTCATCGTGTCTCCTCGATGCTGAGTAGCACATTGATCAGGGATGCTGTGGCCATACAGGCCAGGTCCTCATCGCCGTAGAGATCCATGAACTGTTTATAGAGAATGGAGATCAGCTCTCCCAATTGGATGCTCATACCTGCCTCCAGAACCGATTCTGCATCTCGATACAGTCAACCCTGAACCGGGCGGCTTTGTCCTGGAGCCCGGTGAGGATAGCGGCCTCTGGGTCGGTATACGGGATCATGACCTCCAGCCGGCCCTCACGGCCGTATCTGTGGGCTCTACGGATGGCCTGATAGAACGACTCAAAGCTGTAATCAAACCCGCTATAGACCATGTGATTGCACTCTGGCAGGTTCACTCCCCATCCCATGACCGATGGCTTGGATACGAGGTGGTCGAGCTCTCCAGAGCGGTATCGATCGATGATGCCGATCCTGGCCTCTATCGACATGGATCCGTTCACTACTCCGACTCTACCGGGGAGCGCCTTGGATATTACGGTTTCCTCTTTGTTCCGCTTTACCCAGACGATCAGGCGCTTCCCTCTGGCATACTCGCATATTGAATCCAGCCGAGGGCCGGCGCTCCAGCGGAGCTCTCCGAACACCTTGGATCGGTCTGCTCCCATCGATGCTGTGGCGAATAGCTCACCACTGCCCGATACAAACCCCGGGTGAACCCCGAGCCGCTGATAGCGATAATCCGGCTCGGTCGGCATCTCGGTGGACTGGTCGTATCCGAGCGCCCTCGGTGAGTAGATGTAGGATGCCCACATGGATAAATTGTTGTAGAAAGGTGCAATCGCATGTCCTCTCAGAACCCACCTTGTTCCATCCTTCTTGAAGTAGCGCGCCGCGTATTCCTTGACGGTGGAGGCTCTACCCAGAAACCGGGCATGGGTCGCATATTCATAGTGGCTGTTTGGAGCCGGGGTAGCAGAGATCGCCAGCCGATAGGGGAGGCCGGCCACCAGATCACACAGCCATCGAGATGTCTCTCCGTCTGCATTCTTGAGGATGCTGCTCTCATCGAGGACGATCCCGACAACGCCGGCCATGTCCACATCCTTCCGGCTCTCCCAATTCAGAATTGCGATTCCATCATCCCACTGCTCACCAGCTCGGAGATCGATCATCGTCGTTCCGTGGAATCGCTTGCATTCCCGTTTCCATTGCTCGAAGACAGCCAACGGGACGAGGATCAACACCTTCCCCTTTGCTGCGACGTGATGAGCCCATGCCAGGCCCATCGGAGTCTTTCCGAGGCCACAGTCAGCGAATATAGCGAAGTGCCGACGATCCAGCGCACGCTCTACCAGGGCCGCCTGGAACGGCATCAGGTGAGGAGCGGATCCGGTGATCGTGATCTCCTCTTTCTCTCCCCCGAAGACAGCGCGGTAGCTGCATTCATCGGTGATGACCGTGCGACCCTCGACGCGATAGCTCGGTAGCTTCTTGCACTGGATGAAACGGCGATAGCCCGCCATTGTCTTCGGTATGTCGATACGGATACTGCTCACTTGCCACCTCCGAGAATGCCAAAGAGGCCTGTCTGCTTGTCGCGAGCGCGGAGCTCTTTATCGAGGTTCCTCTTTGCGACTCCGAAATACCGCGGGTTCAATTCGATACCGGTGAATCGACGATGGAGCTCGATCGCCTTCACTCCCTCGGAGCCAACCCCCATGAATGGGGAGAGCACACGATCGCCCTTATTGCTCCACATGCGGATACACCGCTCGATGAGGGGGAGCTGGAGCGGGCAGACGTGCCTCTCATCATTCGGGCTCTTGGAGCTCCGGGTATTTAGCGTGTCTGTCTCCTTGATTCCCCTCCAGAATGGCGCTGTCATGCCAGCAGCCCGGGCTGCATCGATCATCTCCATCAACCCATCGATCGCGCGGACATTGGGATCTTCTTGCCAGAGCGGCCGAGCCCATGAGATCCATTCTTCCCGGGATACGTCATTGCGGATCGGCTCTGCGTTCTTTCCCGGTGCCTTGAAGATGACAAGGTGATCGGAGAGGGCCGGCCTGCTCACCGAGGCATCGCGCTCTTTCTGTGCGAACGTGAGACATGCTGTCTTGGTTCTGATGGCTTGCGCCTGTGGGCATTTGTCGATCGTGACTTCTCCGTAGAATCGGAATCCAGACTTCTCCATGATCCGAATGACAGCGCCGCGGATATCGTAGAGCCCGATGTATCCATGATGGGTCTTGAAACGGCTCACCTGCTGGAGGTGGACGATCACATTCCGGCCCGGCTTGATCGTCGGGAACAGAGCATCGGAGAAGAATTCATAGTGCAGGAGGAATTCATCGTCGCTCTCTCTGCTATTCCCCATGTCAGCATCAGCATCAGTGTAGGCATACAGCGATGAGAACGGGGGGGAGAACACGGCCAGATCGATGCTGTGGCGGTCGATATCCCGGAGCATATCGATGCAGTCGCCGTTGGTGATTCGATAGTCGTCATTGGTAAACCAGCTCATGCGGCCTCCTCGAGGAATGTCTGGATTTGATTGAAAGCGACCATGCCGGCGTGGACCTTGCCGGTTCTTCGCTGGTATTCAGAGCACAGCAGATGTAGCCAGGCGCACGCATCAGCATGGACAGTGCCATCCCGGTGCATTGCCCACCCGATGGCCCAATAGTGAGACACGTCATCAGGATGGTAGTAGCGGCCGTTCTCTCGGAGTAGACGCACATCATCTCCGCTCCAGAGATGGAACAACCACAGGCAGCGCATGACACCGCGAATTTCCCGGCCGATGATCTTGGCCGCTTTGTTGCCGGTGTCAGTCTCCAGCCCGAGGGCCTCCATGCGCCTGGCCCGGTTGTCTGGCCGCTCGGTGAGCCTGGACAGCGCCTCGGCCTGCTCCAGATACTCGGGGATGTCCTCGCATCGATGCCACCGGCTACCCGGGGCCGCATCAACGAATTTAGGGAACGGTCGGCCGTTGGCCCTGATCACAGTGGAGGGGATCCAGCCATGATCCCAGAGCCCGAGGCGGGAGGCCAGGAGAACCCGGCCCCACCGCTTTGCGTTGTCGAGCTCGCGGACGTGTCGGAGAGCCTCGGCCCTCCGAATCGCCATCGTAGAGATGAAGGTGCCGAAGTCACTCATCCCAGATCCGAGGGGCCGGCGCCCTGCTTGATGGCACCGTTGATCTCATCGACTGACAGCCCGGCCCGACATGCGGCCATGTAGCAGGCCGTGAAGTTGAGGCGCGCGGCAAGGTCCATCTCTGCGGCGTACCGCTGAGCGGCCTCGGCCATGTTCAGCAGGATGGCGGTTCTTTTCTGCTCGTTGGTCACTGGGTTGCTCCGTTGATTGGGTATCCCTACTCTACAATTCTACTCTGCTACTGTCAACCATCTGTTGACGGAATACCCGTGCTTGCGCCTTCACCCTGGAGGTAGTAGTCTCCTAACTGTTGACAGATACAGGAGAGAACGGTGAGCCTCGGAGATACAATTCGCGCCAAGAGAGAGAGCCTCGGCCTCTCCCGGGTGATGCTGGCCGCTCACATCGGCGTGACTAAACAGGCCCTCTCCAACTGGGAGCTGGGAACCCGGAGGCCCGGATACGGAAACATGCTCCGGCTCTCCGAGCTCCTCGACATACCCGCGGCTACTCTGCTGAGACTGGCCGCACAATGAAACACCCGAGACACCACCGGGCCGGCCCGGATTGGGTTTCTGTCGCTCTTGTGAGTTCAGCGGCCAGCCCGGTGGCAGTCTCGGATTTATTACCGATCCGGCCCGGCTATCGCATTCCCTTTGCGGTCGTGTCGGATGCCGTCCAAACCGGGGATCTTCCCGGTGGCCGGGTCGGTTCTGAGGTGACTATGGGCTGGATATCAATCGTCGGAGAGAGACAGGTCCACCTCCAGCAGGGGCCGGCGTTCCGCGGGCTGATCAATACCTGCTGTGGAATGACCTTCCTAGTTGAGGAGGTGATCACCGATACCGGCAGACCCGATAGGCCGGCCTATCGGGTCTGCCGGACCTGCCGCGGCCTGGCCGAGGAATGACCCGCTCTCTCCTGCTGGATGTCACCATCCCGATCGCGCCTGTCCCCAAAGCCCGGCCCCGGGTGACTCGACATGGA